GGTATTTTTTACCCCCCGGTGTAACATAAAATCTCTTTCCGTCTTTAGTTTCTGTTTCTAGTTCTTGAAGCTCAGGCGGTTTTACGTGAGTAAATATCATTAATCTTGTCTTTAGCCATTATATAATCTTTAACCAAGCCTGATCTCACAATATCATCATAATCAAATTCAACAGAGTTAAATCCATTCATTCGTCTTAGAATGTTCATAAACTCTTTTATTCCAGATTGGTCGTACGGTTTATTCAAGTCAGTTTGTCTAAAATCACCACAGAAGATAATTCTAGTATTTTCGCCAACTCTTGTAATAATACTATCTAGTTCATGGAATGTCATATTCTGACACTCGTCTACAACTACAATAGTATTATCTAGTGTTAAACCTCTAATGTATGAGGTTGTTGTAAATTTAATTACACCTCGCTGTTTAAGAACATCATATCCATCACCTCTATTAGTTAACTCTCTACAAATAGCTTGGTATGGTTGTTCGTATACAGCTGTCTTTTCTGTTTCCTTGCCTGGTAAAAAACCCATATCACGGGTAGGAACAACTGATCTAATAATTGTAACTGATCTCTTCATATCATCACCATTAAACACATCATCTAATGCGAGATAAAGTGACACGAACGTCTTACCTGTTCCTGCAACGCCGTGTAGTAGTAAATTATCACCTTCATCAAATGCATCAAATACTTTTGCTTGATTTTCGGTGCGCGGATCAACAGTCGTTATATCTATCAATTGCTTTTTCTGCTGGTACTTTTGTTTTCTTAATTTTTTTCTCTGTGCTCTAGTAATTGCTTTTTCTATATCTCTTTCAAATTCTTGTTCGATAAGTTCAACAGCAATGGCCATAATAGTACCTCTCGTGAGTTATGTTTTACCAGTCTGCTTCCTCCATTTTTCTACAGCTTGTCTCGTTTTCACTGTTTTAGAGTCTTTAGGGCCATGTTGAGCTGCTAAGGCACTACCAGGGTGTGCTTCAGCAATTCGAGACAAATTTTCATTCCATCCATCATCATTCTTGATGCCACTAGTATAACGACCACCTACAATAGAAGGTGCACCATTAATTATAGTTTTAATATGTGGATTGTCTTCGAGGAAAGCGCAGCGATCATCCCAGGAACATATTTCATCCCAGGTTTCGCCAGTTTGATTGTCTTGGAAAGTATATCTAGGCATCAATTCTCCATATCAGACATTTTTATTTAGGTAAGACATGAGTTCGTTAATAAACATTCCACGTATATTTGTCGAATTCATTTTATGAACTTTAAGATTTTTTGTTCGAGGTAAAATCATTCTAAACTGAGCTACATTATTTTTTGTAGCGAACCAATCTAGATATTTAACTCTTCTTAGATTATCATGAACAGCTGTGCGTGTTTCAGGACCATAAGCATTAGTTCCATCATATAAGTTACTAACTGATAGATCATCGTTGATAATGAAATCAAAGCCTAAACAAATAAGTTCTCGTTTACCTCGCCTAAGCGCTTCTATCATAGCATTCATACCTGCATTAGAGCGCAATCTAGTAAACGGGTTGAACTCTGGATGCTCAAACTGTTCTTCCATAATAGGATGAATAAATTTTTCTTTAGGAAAATCGCTCTCTTGAATCTCTTCTGTAATAGCCTGATCAATAGCTATTAGCCAGTCAGGTTCAAAATCACGATAGAGAGCGTTACATCCATATATTTCACCGTATGGACGTAGCTGTTCTAAATCGAAGCCTTCTCGAGAAGCACCATTACCTATAATAAATGCTCTATTCGAAGCCCTCGATGTCGTCGTAGTTACCATCTTGTATTGCTCGCTTTATGTTTTGCTTAAAGCGTCTCTTTCGCTCAGAAAGAATTTGCTTTTTACTAACACTTTCAATTGTATTATCACCGTAATCGTCGTTCCAATTTTTACGACGATATGTTTTACCAGTTTTGTGTTTGGTCTGGGATTGCTTCTTGGACCAATTTCTTTGTGATACCATTGTAGGGTAACTTCCCGTCCTTAATCGAGATTAAAAGCTTAGCATCGTGCTTGTCTACTGATTCAAGTAACTCAATAAACATAGTTTCACGACGTAAAGGTTTCATAGCGAGACCTTCACGAGTATTTATAAAGTATTGTAATTTACGTGCTTCATTTTTAAGTACGTTTTGACTATCGATGTGATCAGTAGGATTATATGGTGGAGAACCTGGAGGTAACAACCATTTAATCTTAGAATTAAACGTTAAATCTAGAATAATAGCCATTGCTCTAGATTCTTGTAAATATTGTTGTAGTTTAGCAAGCTTTTCTTTTTTTGTCTTTTGCTTTTCTACATCTTTAAATTGTTCGTGTATGCTTAAATTCATTAGAACTCACTCAAGTTTTCCATAAGGTTTTTCAATTTATTGTTTACAAAATAATTAAACAGACCGCTGCGATCTTTTACTTCATAGTTAGTATAAGCGCTAACAATCTCATCTTGCAACTCTTTAGGTGTCTCAGATAGATCTACAAGCTGTTTATTACGAGCAAAGTTACGTTTAATCTCTTCACTAACATCTCCAGCGGTAAATACATTGGTATTAGCAATCTGTTCAATTAACTTCTTACGCATAGGTTTCTGACGACCACCTGTAACAAAGACTGAGTCAGGCGAAGATATGTTAGGAATACCATCACCTCTGTCGCCTTTAATAATATGCTCTTTCAGATAAAGCTCTGCATCAGCTGTACGAATAAACTTCTTATGTACAGGACTATATTGCTTTACATTATCATATACTTGAAGTTGCATAAAGTCTTTATCACTAGATAAGATTAGAATCTCTTTCTCATACTGATTATACTTATGCACTATAGTACCAATGATATCATCAGCCTCAGCACCTTCAATCATAAGAGTTTTATAAGGAAAATTATCAATGAGCTCTTGACGTACAGTAGATAGAGTATTAAACATAGTATTCCAGTCTACACCAGAAGCTTCTCTATCTTTTTTACGACTAGCTTTGTAGTAAGGAAAGACATCGCGTCTCCAATACTTTTTACTATCACAACAAATAACCATCTCACCATACTTATCCGCAAACTTATTACGGTTAAGACGGATAGTATTTAAGATCATATGTCGAAGTAAACCCTCATCAAGAGGAATGTTGGTATGATTACCAACTTGCGTCATAAAGTTACTTATAACGACTTGGTTGAAGTCTACAAGTAGCACTATATTTCTCCAGTTTCAATTTATTCATCATATTATTGTATTATAAAAATAAGCAGAGTGCAACTGTTTTATTCATCTTCTTCTATATCAAACTCGCTATCAGCAATCAAATCTTCTGATTTATCACTGAGTTTTTGTAAAGGATGTTGTACACCAATATTGCGTAATAAACACGCTCTTAATGTTTCCATGGTAAAAATATAATCATACATAAATTTATCATTATCTACATCAAATCCATGCATAGCGAGTTTATTAATTAACTGAAGCCCGTAATGATCGGTAAGACGGTCAACAAAGACTGTCTTATTTTGTTTTATGCGTTTAAAATCTTCAACCGGATCATTAGTATTTGCCGGACTAGTTTTTTTATGCTGTCTGGGAAACTGTAAAACATTATTAGCCATACAGCTATTTATAATAGTCATTATCCATTTCTTTTGTCCATTCACACCCTAGATCTGAATAATAAACTCCTACAGATCTTTTTACCATACCTTGATATTTACCTGTATGATGGTAAGCAAGAGCAGCACATTTCATTTTCATTTTATTCTGTTGATATTCACCATAGAATAAATCCATCCACTCACCATTACGTAAGTAGTTTTCCATATTTTTAACATATCCATCACATTGATAGAACTTAGCTAATGCACCTTTAGTATTAACTCGTACTTGCTTTTGATATGATGAGCGTAAATCTTTTTGAGTTTTAATCCATTCGCGTACGTTTTTTAAACTCAAAGGATCATTATCAGGAAGCGTTCTAACATTTGGATGTATAGCGCTATTTTTAGGTGGATTGATTTTCAGCTTCTTTTCACGAGCTGCTGCTAAACGCTCCGCAGCAGCTGCACGCTGCTCCGGAGTCATTGGTTTACGCTTCTTTCGAATCTTCTTTACTTGCAAGGACGCCACGAATTAACCCTTCCCATTCACCTACACGGTTTTGCCAAGAATAAAAATTATCTGTCCACATTTTCTGAAACTGTAATCTTGCTCTTGTTTTTTCTTCGTCATTTTTATATAGTTCAATCACTTTACCGAGAACATTAGCAAAAATATTAGCATGTTGCTGAATATCTTCATGATATTGATAATTAAATGCAAAGTTGCCAGTTGTTTCAGGTAAAGCAGCATAGTTAGGACAAACAACACCACAAGCAGCACTCATTGCTTCAATAGCAGCAATACAAGATGTCTCTTGCCAGATACATGGATATGCAAAAATATCTGCTCGTTTTAACGCTTCACGGACTTTATCGTTTGACTGATATCCATGATAAGTCATATTAGGATGTTCTCTAATACGATCAAATAACGCTTCATATGGTTCATCGCGCTGAGGCCATCCATAAGCTTTAAAACTTGAATAAACGTCTAAATGAATCTCGGGAAAGAATTTAGCTAAGTGCTCAACTACAGGTACTAGAATTTCTAGACCGCGATGAGGTGTTGTATGATAAATCAATCGAATTTTACCATCGTTAGGCTTTTTATGAGATTCAATTGGCTCTATAGCATTGCGTAATACAATTGCCTCGCTATGCGGAATTCCCATAGCAAGATTATATGTATTCCATTGCCAGTTAGATACAAAAACTAGCTTATCAAATCGCTTTCTACTTTCTTCATCTTTAAGATGAACTGCTTCTGGGTCGTTAAACAAATCGTGAAGCCAGAGAATGCTTGGGCGGTCTTCATCTACTTCTCGTACTCGAGAACAAATAATCTGAGCTTTATCTCTAATGTCAGGAGACAGTCTATCATATAGACCGTATTTCATTAACTCAGTACCGCCCATAGCATTCTTTG